TCATTTCGCCAGTCGGGCGAACTGCGCTTGAGCGTTGGCGATCAGGTCTAGGCGAAGGTTTGGTGCAATGCCAGTCGCCAAGTAATTCAGTGTCCAGTTGAGCGCCTCAGCCTTCCTGGCGGGGCTATCGGCTGCGTCGAACTTCTCGATATACGAGTCAAGTTCTTGCAGAGCACGCATCAACGTGCCACGCGCATTGGTCAGCGCATCCGCCGCGTTTTGCTCTGCGATCTGGGTCTGCCATTCGGATTCATTTTTCATGATGCGACTCTTACGGTAGTTGGTGGTGTGGATGACATGAACGCGCTGTTCGACGGGAAAGCCAAGCTCTTCCGCGTGCCTCTGCGGTCAGGCGTTGCGAAGCAGCCAAGCAGCCTCAGCCTCGCGCCGAGTAACGAGTCCCGGCAGCACTTTCCCGCCGCCATAGACCCATCGGCGCAGCTCTTGGCACGCAGCAGTCCAGTCCCGCTGATTGATGCGCCGCCTAAGGGTCGATGTCTGAAGCCGCCCCGCGCCGAGGTTGAACGTGAAGTCAACGATGGCCGCGAGCCGCTCCTCCGGTTCGGTGGCCAGCACCGGGCAGTAACGCAACGTGGCGGCGAGTGCCGATTGGAGGTCGCGCGCCAGATAAACCTCTGCTTCCGTCTCCGTAATCGGTGGGTGCTTGGAATCGCAGAGATGGCCGTACCCAATCGTCCAGAAACCTGCTGGGCAGATATAGGGAACGGCCGTGATCTCGATTCCGCGCTTCACCTTGCGCTCGAATCCCTCAAAGCGCTTGGCCAGATCGATGGCCGCTTTCGGTACTTCGATCACGGACGCACCCGGTCAAACACGCGCCCGAGGAACCAGAAGTTCAGCACCCCGGCCCACAGCGCCTGATCAGCCTCTGTCCATGCGTGCAGGACGGCCGTGCCCCAGCCAGCACCTGCAGTCACTGCGGCCGCAAATGCGGCAGCCTTGGCAGCGCAGTACAAAGCCATGAACCAGTAGGTGATGACCGGGCGAACGCTGCAAGACAAGGCATCAGCCCAGCGCACGCCGGTTTTCTCGCCCTGTGTGCGAACGGCTTCGCGCAGCGTCTCGATGGCTCCGACGTTCCACGCAGCATCGGCACCTGCGCCGATTTCCGACATTCGCTGCGCGCCACGCAGCTTCTCGAACTCCAGCGCCTTGTCCTGCATCGCCAGTTCGTGGCCACGCTCCCCCTTGCGGTCGAGCCATTTGAGGAGTTCAGGTGCGAGACGGAAAGCCCCACCGAGGAGGCCACCAAGCAGTGTCTCGATCATTGCGGGCCTCCCATCAGTTTCAACTTGATGGCGGCACCAACCAGCAGTGCTGCCAGAATGCCGGTGGTGATGACTTTGACAGTGGTTTGCCATGCGGTACGGCGGGCATCGCGCCAGGCTTCCAGCAGGTCGCGCAGTTCACGGATGTCGCGGGCGGCGTGGCCGTTTTCCAGGCCAAGGTGGGTCAGGACACGCTCGGCTCCGCGTTCAGCGGCACGGTCGAGCAGTTCGTCGAAGTCCTCTCGGCGCAGAAGAAGCATGTTCTCGACGAGCGCGGGCTGTTGTTGTTCGGGTTCGGTCATAGCAGTCTCCAGAAATGCGAAACCCGCCCAGTGAGCGAACATCTGGGCGGGTTTCGGGTGGGTACGAAGAAGGGAAATCACATGGCGATGCCAGCACTCCAGCCGGTGGACTTGTAGGCAGAGAGCTTGGCCTCGTCCTCGATGTAGCAAAGCCAGCCGATCTTGGGCGAGTGGTACTCCCAGGCATCGGCAATGCGAACCGCGATCTGGTTGGTTTTGCCTGCCCACACGCCAGTGGCGGCGGCAGGCACGATGTAGCGGTCGCCGTTGGCAGGGCTGGCCGGTGGTGTGGTCAAGTCGCGGTCTTTTACGGACAAGCCGACCACCGCGCCGAGGCGCTTGAGGTTGGCGTCCATGCCGGTGTCCCAGCCACTTTCGCCGAGCGTCCAGCCGTAGTTGAGCCCAAGGTTCGGGTCAGTCGATGACATGGTTTATCTCCAGAGATTCGATGCTTGGCGAATGCGCCGGACAGCCTCCGGGTCGCCGGTGCGATGGCTTTGCTGAGGGTGTTGTCGCCAATGACGCCCAACGATGGGCAGGTACAGCACGCCGCCACGCTTGGCCACGAGCAGGGTCAGCAGCCAGTCGGCGAAGTTGTTGAGGTCGGTGGTTTCCTTGAGCACGGCATCGACGGCAGATCGACGCATCACGATCAGGCCATGCACATGGCTGGCGCTGTTCGCGTGCTGCCAACGGCTGTAGGCCAGACGCCGCACGGCGATATCCAGCCCGTTTTCATCGGTCAACGCTTCGTCGGTGTAGGCCATCACGGCCTGCGGGCAGGCATCCAGCGCATCGGCCAGTTGTGTGAAGGCACTGGCTTCGTACAAATCGTCGGGATCGACAAAGGACACCAGCGGCAGCGTGCCTTTTGCATAGCCTGCCGCGCGTGCTTCGCCGATACGCCCCGGAATGCCGGGCGAAACGTGCAACCTGATTGGTGCTTCCTCGAGGCTGGCGATGCAGGCCTCACGCCATTCGGCAGGCTCGTTCAGGGTGAGCAGATGAACATCGATGCGCGGCTCCATCACACACCTCCCCAATACTTTCCCCAGCGCAGGCCGTAGCCCGAACGATCCATGACCCGCACCTGCGGCTGCCAGCTGCTCAAACCATCGCGTTCGGCACTGATTTCGACTGTGATGCGGTCGCCCAGCGCACCAGCATCCAGCGCGGCCACTGCTGTCGTCCAGATGTAGGCGGTGCCAAGCAACCCCGTCTCAGTACGAACCAGCACGTTGTTGCGATTACGGAGGTGCACCGTGTAGGTCACGCCCAGTTCCGGCCCGATGTCGCCCTCGTCTTGCTGCACGAGGTAGGCGGTCTGCTGCGTGCGGTCGCGGTGGGCCCACGCGACGGTGAGATCACCGGCCACCACGGCAGGCTCGGTCTGGCCATTGAGGCGGATGCGACCGGGTGGATACGGCAAAGCCTGCCGACCGGCCAGCACCATCGGCTGCCCATTCGCGGCCAGCACTGGATCACCCTGATCGGTCGATGTGCGAGGAATCGCGCCCACGAACACCGATTCGCCCGGGGCCCGCTCCGCACCTTCGGATGCCAGCCATTCGCCGATACCGATCAGCCGAGTCCCCGAGGCATGTCCTTGGGGTGTGGTGTCGAGTACGCCGCGCGCGAGATCTATGGTCGCGTTGGCAGCATCGAAGGCCAGGACGGCAACGGCTTCTGCAATTGCCCCATTGGCAGCCACCAGATAGGCGTAGTCGCCCACGGCCAGTCTTTCCGGCTGGCTGATGGCCGTCACTGGTACACCGATGGCATCGGCCTCACTGGCAGGCAAGGTCACATCGAGCGTCAGTAGTGGCGCGTAGTCCTCTCCCACAACGGCTGCGAGGTCGCCACTCGATGCGCCGGTGGCCAATTGCCAATTCAACTGCCCGGTGCCCCCGGCAGCCGCCAGCGCGCCGAGATAGGTGTCCGTATCGGTCAGGTAGGCCAGATCTGCGCGGGACAAACGCCGGGCCAGTTCCCAATACGGCACCTCTACGGCCAGCACCACGGCGGGCGACAACGGTTCGATGGTCGGCTCCTCGACGTGCGGTGGCGGGGGCGACAGCACGGTGTTGCTCATCCCGAACACGTCTTCCATGGCTTCGATTCGCCACTCGGCCGCGCCCAAGGTGCCGGTGTCGATGCCGGTGACCCGCACCACCATCTGATCCACACCCAAGCGCGGCCAGTTCAGCAGAAATACATCACCCGGCAGCGGCGCACGCTCCAGCGTGTCGCGTGCCACGGTCAGACTCATCCGGGCCAAGGGCGAACCCAAAGCGCGCAGATCACGCAAGGCCAGCCGCGCGGCCAGTGGCCCGTAGTTAACGCCCGGGTAGTCGCGGCGTTGATTGATCACGCCGCCTTGCAACTGGATGGCGGCCAGGTTCTCGACCGTGATGGCAGCATCACCGCCGGTCTGCCAGTCGGTGTAGACCACGGTCAGTTCATTGGGCAGCTCGCCCCATTGGGCGCGTTCGAAGCGTTCCAGCCGCACAATTTCGTCAGGCCCCAACTGCGGCAGGCTGTCGATCCAATAGTCGTCGCGCAGCAGCTTCAGCTCAAACGTGCCTTGTTCCGGGTCGGTGTAGAGAATGCCGCCGATGTGGTCGATGACTTGCCCGATGAAGCTCTCGATGGGTTGTTGCCGCGTCCAGATCAAATTCAGACCGAAGCCTTCACTCGACAGGGCCCACGCCGCATTCCAGAAACTCCAACCGATGGTGCTCTGCGGATAGCCCATGCCCCAATGCGGATCGGTGAGGCACTGCACCAGTATGTGGGCTGGATTCATGCCGACACTGATCTCGCGCCCTTCGTCCTCATCCCAGGTACGCACCTCGGCATTCCACTCCATCCACGGCGCATCGAACCAACCCGCCGTGAAGCGCCGGACGCGCACTGCCCACGGTTTGATGTACGGGTTGTTCGCCGCGAACAGGATCTTGCGTGCCACCAATGACAGCACGCCCCGGAATGCCGGAATGGAACTGCCGAGGCGGCTCATCAGGTAGTCGTTGCGCCCCTGACCGGCGTGACCAGAAAGCACATCAATGGTGCCGACCACGCCGCCTTCGCGCTCGTCGCCGCCAAACAGCGTGGGTTTGTTGATCGAGAGGCTGGTCAGCCCATGCCCGCTGGACAGCGGCGCGCGGTCGGCATCACCCCACGCGGTGCGGTCACCCATCTGGATTTCCTGCACCGTATCTACTGGCCCTTGGCACAGGGCCAGGTGTAGTCCCATGCGGTAGCGATAGCCGACGGTTTGCTTCTTGCTGCTGCCACCCATCAGTCTTGCTCCCGCAGGATGGACTGATTGCGGGCGTGCTCGACCACACGTTTTGCCATTGCATCGCCGGTGGCCAGCAAGGTGTCGGCGTCACAGCCTTCGCGCAGAAAGGCGCGGAAATCCAGATCGTGACGCGCAAACCAAGTGCGCGTGCCGTTCACGCACAGGCCTACGGCGCGCACGTGATCGATGGTGATGACAGTCTGCGTGGTCATTTCTTGCCACCTTTCTTCTTGATCGGATCGGCTTCGAGATCGCCGTACCAGACGACGTTGGAACCGCGCAGCAGCACGGTGCCGAATACGACGGGAATCGGTCGGCCTTCTTCTGCGGTTGGGGCATCGACGTCAGACAGCGACGCCGGTTTGGGCTCGGGCGGTTTCGGCGCGAGCGCGACCGAAACCAGCGCCGCCACCACGATGACGACGAGGTACCACATGGCGATTTCTCCAGGGATTCAGAACACGCCCGTCGAGAACGGGTTTTTGCTCGGGATGGCGGGAAAGCCGCCGTAGTTGTCGAGGTTCCCGAAGCGCGACTCGCACGTGGCCGTGCTGTGGTCGCAGCCGACCGTCAGCAGCACCTCGGTACCGACTTCAATGACCATCGGATAGAGCAACTCGACGCCGCCACCGTAGTCATTGACGATCATGTGGCGGGCACCTTCGGGTGTTTGCAGCCAACCACCGGCCAAGCCGCCACTGACGCTGCCGGGCACACCGCCATCGAGATCGACGTTGCGGCCATAGCTGTTGCTCACGAAGGCGCTGGCGGTGATGGGTGACGCACCGCAAGCAGCCGAATACAGCACGTGGGAACACTTGCGGCTGTAGAGCCGCCGCAACCCGATGCGCTTGAGACTGACCTGCGCGGACTCGCAGCGAATGCGAGCCACATCGTCAGCGACTTCGACGCCCAGCACCCGGCCCATCCAGCGCGTGCCGGAGATCCACCAGTAGTCGCCCCAGGTATCGCGCCGTCCGATGCGCAGGGTGATCGAGGTGGTGTCGCCGGTCAGCGAGTTGGCGAGCAGGTGGCGCACCAAATCACAGTTCGGCGGCAGTTTCAGATCCAAGCCAGCCTTCGCAGCTTCAGCACCCAGCGCCAGTTCGTTGCGTTCCAAGGCCAGGCTCTTGTAGAGGTTGCCATCCAGATCAACATCGAATTCGTGCGGCGTTAGATAGAACTGCGCGCTGTTGCTGGCGAAGGCGTATAGCTCGACTTCCAGCAATGGGTTCTGGCTCATCGTGCTTACTCTCCCTCGTAGGTTTGACGGTCATTTCCGCGTGGTTCGGGCAACTGACGCGCTGTCAGGGTGATCTCCAGCAGCGTCGGGCTGTGCCAGTACAGATCGATGGCGTCGTGGTCGAGGCGGCAGCGCACGAGGCGAATGACGCGGCTGCCCGCGGGCACCCAGTCGTCAAGGCCCGAGCGCAGCACCAGCACACCGCCTTGATCCAGATGGCAGGTTGCCGTCAGGGCGTATTGCCGATAGCCGTCTGGATGCACGATCAAGCAAGCGGCGGGGCGATGCCAAAAATCCGAGATTCGCGCGGAGATGTCTTTGCCATCCACGCGCAGGAAGCCATCTTCGGGATCGGCTTCGACGTTCACCCACAGGATCGGAGCCAAGCCATCGGGCAGCCAGAAGGCCGCCAGACGGCCTTGGGTGCGCCACAACCGCGCCCGCCAGATCTCGATTTCATCGAGTGAGCTGGCCAGATAGCGCCGCTGCAAAGTTGTCGTCGCCCACGGATCGTCCCGGCGCACCCACGGATCTGCAGTCGAAAAGTCTTGGCGGGTGATCGTGGTTTGCGCTGCGGCCGTTGGATCGTCACGCCAGTTGCCATCTGGCCAGACCGGGATCTCGTCGAGCCATGGGTCATCGAGGACATCCTGGTCGGGCAATGGCGCAGGCTGGATCTGTGTGGGGACGTTGCCGCCGACCATGCCAGGCACCCACTGCGTGAGATCCACCGGGTCGATGGCCTTGCCCCACACCAAGGGCATGACGAAGCTGCCCACGGCTGCGGCGCGTGCCAACGGTTCCATCAGCCACAGCAGATCGCTTTCCACATCGCTGAGTTGGGCGATCTGCCACCCACCGGCGGCGATGATCAGCACCCAGCGGCCATTGCTCTCAGTCTCCTGCCAGCCCTGCACCCCGTCGTAGGTCAGATGCACATTGGCCGAGAGTGGCCCGAACTGTCGCCCGTCAGCTTCGGTCACATTGAGTGCCAGTGCGCCACGTTCGCAGGACTCGGTCAGGTGAACCGCGTACTGCGGCAGCGGCCACAGCGCCATTTGACCAAGATGATCGGCCAGCCAGTCGCCAACCAAGGCATCGGTCTGCCGGGCGTTGCCCACCTTGTAGGTAAGCCAGCGCCGAGGAACGCGTCGGCGTGCCTGCCGGGATTCGTTGCCACTGGCCAGCCGCGTGACGCTGGTCTGCCACTCCAGCCGTTCCACGAGGGGCTCCATCCAATCATGACGGAAGGCAAACACGCCGCGTTGCGCATCCGGCCAAGGCTGGTCGCCAAAGGCATCCATACCGGTGGCGACGATGGCGCTTGAGGCCGTGTCCCGGCGCAACACCTCGACCAGAAAGATCGGCGCATCGATGGGTGGCCAGGGGCCCGCCAAGGATTCCGCCAGCAGGCTGGCCGTCAGATTGGGCGGCAGCGGAGCGACAGCTGTTTCCGGCGTGAAGCTGGCTGCGCTCGCCCCGAAGGTGGCGCGCGAGAGCACTTCACCCTGGAAGGCGGGCAGTTCGCTCCCCGGCGTTGGTTTGCTGGAAACCTCCGCAATGTCTTGAACGACGACACGCTCCGTCATGCCGACTCCAGGCCGAACTCAGCGGCATTGAAGGCGGCCTCCGTCCACTGCACGTTGCCGTTCGGATTGCGCTCGAACAGCGTGCTCTGCCACGCCAGTTGCTCCTGCAGGACGATGTCGGTGCTGACGGCGCTCTGCGCACCACTGACCACGAGTCCTTTGACCTTGCCCAGCCCCGCGTCGGTCTTGCGCGCCAGCATGGTCAGTTGCACACCGTAGATGGCAGGCGTGGCCATTACCGGCAGCGGCTCGACATCGAAGGACTGGCGCAGCCCGACGTTGGGCGCACTGATCGCTGTGGCTTCGTCCTCGTCGCTGACGGCTTCCCAGGCAGCAGTGCCGACCGGACTGGGAGTCCACTGGTTCAAACTGCCATCGGCCTGAGCCTGCAAGGCATCGACGCGCACATCACCGAGGAAGGTGTTGTTGATCGTGCCGCTGGTGTCGGCGATGTAGAAGTCGTCGACGTCGATGGTCAGCGGACAATTCTGGCCGGGCACCGCACCTACGAATGCCGTGAGCAGTTGGCCGCCGCCCTGAATGGTGTTCTGCGCGGTCATCTGGATGGCCAGGATGCCGTTGATGCGCACTGACAGCACACCGTTGCTGGTGCCTTGAGTGACCTGCAACTCGATGTAGTGCCAGCCGCGCGCCGGAGCGCTGGCGACTGAGACAGAGATCAACTGGTCATAGCCGTATTGCCAGCGGTAGAGCTTGAGCCGACCGTCCTCGCCGATTTTCACGAGATGCGCGACCTGCGAGTTGGCATCGCGCACGCCAAGCAGCAGTGGCTCGGTGTAGGTGTTTTGGTACGGCACCACACGAATGGCTGCCCCGACGATCAGGCTGGTCTTGGTGGTGTCGAGGTTCTTGACGTAGCCACCCCCCGAACCTTCCGGCAAACGCAGAGCATAGGAGGACGGACGACGGCCATTGATCCGGGTGGCCTGTGGTGACAGATACGCCGCCTTGCCACGTGCGAGCCACGGATCGCCAAAGCTGTCCACGGCCTGCGGGTCGTAGTGATCGAAACCGTCGATGAACAGAAGTGCCATTGGACTTTCCCCTGAAAATTCAGCCTTGCAGCGCCGCACGGATGGCCCGTGCATTGCGCCCGATGATGTTGACGATGACTTTCTCTCCGGCAGGCGACTGCAGGTGGTCGTGGGTCACGCCCGGATCGACTGCGTTGACGATGCGCACGGCCTGATTCATCTGCGGCTGCGCGGGTGGCACTTTCACCTCCGGTACCAGCCCGCCCGCTGCGAAGGCCAGTTCGCCACCCTTGAAACGTGGGCCTGCCGACAAGCCGTTGAGCGAGTCGAGGAAGGCCACGCCGACTTGGCGCACGGCGGCCGCCCGCACCACGTACTCGCCTGCGGACAGACGCGCCGGGATCGAATCCGAGGTGGCGCTGCCCGGCCCGGACACCAAGCCACCACCCGCGAATTTCTTGATGCCACCCAGCAGCGCCATCACTGCGGCCACCATCGCCACCATTGCGGCAATGGCCAGCCCCGGGCCAACGATGGGCACGGAGGCTTGCGACGCTGCTGCACCTGCACCGGCCTTGGCGGCATCCATCGACACCACGGCGGTGGTTTCGGTGGTCTTTTGGGCGACCTTGGCGGCGCTGGCCGCAGCATCGACGGTCTGCTCCTGCTGGATGAAACCGAGCTTGAGCGCCAGCATTCGCGCCTGCATGGCGATCCACTGCTGGAAGGGCTGGATCACGATCTGCTGCAGGAAGGCGTCGGCTACCTGCTGGAACAGGCTGGCCATCACGCTGCGCCAGGTCTGTGCGCCGGTGATCATCCCGTTGAGCGCGCCGCCGAAGCTCTCGCCGATGCGGTTCCACAGCGGAGCCATTTCATCGACCGTGAGCTTGGTGCGATCCAGCTCGTTGCGCCACGCTTGTACCCGAATCACCGCATCTGGCCCGATGGCCTGCGCGGCTTGCTGCATGGTCGGCAACAAGCGCTCCATCTCGGTGGCCGATTGCTGTTGCAGGGCCACGATCTGCTGACGTGCCTGTGTTTCGGTCAGCAGCCCAGCTTGCTGCAGGGTCTGAATGGCCTCCTGCGCATTGCGCAGACGCTCGGTGACCTGCCGCCATTGGGCTTCGAGCGCCGCCAGATTGGCCTGTGCAGCCTTCACATTGATCAGCCGATCAATGAGCGACACGCCGTCGGCATCGCTTTCTGCCGCCAGTCGCGCCCGTAGATCGCGGTAGCTGCGCTCGATAGCAGCTTGCCGGTCGGCATCTGTGGCCGTGCCGGTGATCTGTGCCAGTTCCTCACGCGCCTGCGCCAAGGCATCGGCCAGCTCACGCTCGGCTTGCGCTGCCTTGCGCGCATTGGCCTGTTCGATGTCCGTGCGCCGGTTATTGAGCGTGATTAGGTCGGCTTCCGCCTTGGCCACTTCGGCCTTGGCACGCAGGCGGTCGTTTTCCGATTTGCCGGTGGTAGCGACCTGCTGATTGCGCGCCAGCTCCTGCTGCTTGCGGGCGATTTCGGCATCGATCTCGCGCTGCTCGATGGCCGTTTTCTGCGTGTAGTAGTCGCGCACCGAGACCAGACGATCCTCGAGTGCAGCATCCAGCGCAGTTTGTTGCCGGGTCAAACCGTCCTTGAGCAGCGCGAACTCGGTATCCAGTTGCGCTTTCATCAGCGTGGTTTGCGCGCCGGTCGTGTCCTGCGCTGGCTTGACGGCTTTAGGCTTGGTCAGGCGTTGCAGCAGTTCCGGATCGGCCTGGATCTTGGGTGCCTTGACCTCGATGGGCTTGGGGTCGAACAGACTGTCACGGAAGGACGCCAGTTCATCCAGCCGTTTGACCAGATTGCCTTTGAGGTCGGCAATGATGGCCTTGGCCCCGTCGGTGTTGCCCTTGAGCGCTTCTACAGCGGCGGCGACACCCGCGCCAATGGCTTCGCCCAAGGCGACGAAGGCCTTGCCGACGGTGGCGGCACCGAGGGCCAAGGTCTTGAGCACCAGCACCACGCCATCCAGGATCACGCGCAGCGTGCCGCCTTGCTTGGCCGACTCGACCATGCCACCGGCCATATCGTTCAGGGCGGGCAGCAAGGACGCGATGATCTGGTTGCCGATGCTGGTGGTGGCCAGTTTCAGCTTGTCGAGCGCATCATTAAAGTTGCCCGCCTGCGCCGCAGTCTCACTACTCATCTGCACGCCGAGCGCCTGCATCTCGGCGGCGAGCTCATTGATGCCGTCGCGCCCCTGATTCAGGAACGGGATCAGCTCGGCTCCCGACTTGCCGAACAGTTGCACGGCCAGGGCGGTTTTCTCCGCGCCATCGGGCATGGCCTTGAAGCGCTCGGCCAGATCGAGCAGCACCTGATCGGTGGCGCGCAGGGTGCCGTCCTGGTTCTCGAACTCGACACCCACGGCGGAGAATCCGCGCGCGGCATCTTCCGACCCGGTCGCGGCTTCCAGCATCGTGGTGGACAGCTTGCGCAGCCCCTTCTCGAACGATTCGCCGGACACACCGGACTGCTCGGCTGCCGGTTTCCATACCGACAGGGTCTCGACGCTGACACCGACACGTTGCGACATCTCGTCCAGCGCGTCGCCAGTGTCGATGGCCGATTTCACCATCGCGGTCAGACCAGCCACGGAGACAGCCACCCCGAGGTTGGCCAGCACGCCGTTGACGCTCTTGGCGGTGTCGGTCAGACCACCCAGGCCCCGCTTGATCGAATCGAAAGCGGTCTTGGTCTGGTCGACGGCACTGATCAGGATTTGGGCACGATTGCTTGCCATCAGACTATGTCCAGTTCTTGTTGAATCGCCCGCGCCAAGGCAGGTAGTGCGCGTTGCACGCCACCCGCCAGATTCAGTCGTCGTTTGAGATCGACGCGCTTGACCAGCACGGCGATGGGAATCTCCTGGCCACGCTTGATCTGCTTGGCCCCGGTACGACCACGCTCGGCACGCTTGAAGCGGCCAAGCTGCCCGGCGTTCTCTTTGATGTTCTCGGCCATCAGCAGCACGCGTCCGTTCTTCTCGATGAAGAAGGCATTGCCCGAGCGCATCAGGCCGTCAATGACCGCCTTGAAACGCTTGGGGCCGATGCGCCCGGGCAGCAGCGGTATCAGCAAATTGCCGCTCACCGTGCCGCCTTTTTCATGCAGACCGAGCCAAGGAATCTTGCTGCCCACCAGCAGGGCGGGCAGCAGTTCGGGCTTCTTGTCGAACACCTTCACGCCCATCGAGGAGATGAAGCTGTTGCGCTTGACGGTGAAGGCACTGCGGATCTCGGATCGCGCCGCATCACGCACTTCACGCCCGCCCGATTGCATGCCCTTGGCGACAGCGGTGTGGATGGCACGACGCCGCTCGGTGCTCCACGCCGCCAACTGGCGCGGGTCCAACAAGCCGGTGGTGGTGAGCGAGAGGCGCATGGGTCAGTCCTTGAGCAGATCGCGTTGCAGTTGTTCGATGCCACGCTTCTCGCCCTGAGCTGCCACGGCATGAATGCCGAGCAGCTGGGCAAGTTGCTGCCGTTCGATCTGTCCGTCGGCATCCAGAAAGGCTTGCGCTTGTGTGAGCGTGTAGGCCATTACGTCGCCAAGCCGGTGCCCGGCGCGGATCAGGCGGGCGACGGCACTGTCCCAGCCGAGGTCGTCAGTGAGCGCAGCGTCGGCGCGAGTCGCTGGGCCGCGCCCTGAATCGCCGGGACAACGTGCGCCACGAAAAAATCCGCGTTCACCTCGAACACGGCGGCGGCCAGTTGCACGGCGTCCTCCAGCGACAGGTCGTTGATCCACGCGCGTTCACGCCGAGTGGTGATCGCCAGCAAATCCAGCACGGCATCGCCGTGCCGTCCCAGCAGCGCCATCCAGTCCGGATCACTGGTGATTTCCTCGGCCAGCGGGCGCACCACGGCCAGCAGCCGTGGCAACTCACCCAGCCGGATCGGCGTCAGTTCCAGCGCGGTGCCGGACAGCGTCACGACCACAGGCTCAGGGGGGAAGGTCTTGAAGCCTTCCATCACAGCAGCACCAGACGTCCGAACTGACCGAGATCACCGCCGACTGGCTTGGTCAGATCCGCCAGTACCTGGCCCGACAGCTCGAACTTCAGCAGTTCGTCCGTGATGATCGAGAGTTCCTTCGCCGGGTTGATGGCCACGCGGTAGAGGTCGATCACCACCTCGCGGTTGCCGTCGGCGGTGTTGAGCCCCTCGAAGCGAATCCAGCGCTCGGGCAAAGGCTGGGTGAACATCGCCGTGCTCTGCGCCGCGCCATAGGCGTAATCGACGGTGAACGGCTCGGTGTACGGGCCGCCCGACGTGGCATCCAGCACCACCAGTGAACCGTGCTTGGCATTGACGCTGTACTGGCTGGCCGGAAGCGTCTTGGGCGTGGCATCTGAGTCCTGGATCTGCACGGCGGACACGTTTTGCATGGCCAGCGGATACAGACTGCCCGGCGTGACCGGGTTAGGCAGTAGCTCGCCAGTCACCGTGCCGGGGGTGATCGTGGTCGTGGTGCCATAGAGCGCGAGCGCCAGGTTGGTGGCGATCAGCTCTTCCAACGTGCAGGCGAACTCGCCTTTCTTGGTCTTGATGAGTTGCAGGTCGGTCAGGCGCTGACCCGACTGCGCTTCCAGGTGCTCGATGGTGTCTACCGACAGCGACACCTTCAGCTCGGGCACGTTGCCGACGAAGGTCAGTCCGGCCGGGTTGCCGAGTTCATCACGTGCGCCGATGTAGACGCGGCCTTGTCCGGAAAAGTAAGCCATGTTCAGTCTCCTTGGGTGGCTGCAGTTGTGGAAACACCGGACGTGGCATCACGGCGGGTGGGTTTGGAATCAGTGGCGGGGGTGGCCGCTTTGGCCGTGCCTTGTGCGATCAGCCAACGGGCGCTGGCGTCATTCAGATCAAGGCGATCACCTACGGCGAGGCGCTTGCCTGCGTGGGTATGGGGTTTCAGTAGTTCGATGTGCATGGGTTCATCCTGTTTGGGTGAGGTCGATGGCATGGGTGCGGTAGCGGATTTCGTAGCGGGCGGGCAGTGCGACGGCACCGGAGTCGGCGTCGTCGAACTCCCATTCGCAGTCGATCTCGCGCACTGCGATGGCCAGACCGCCCAGATTCGGGTCGGCGAGCATTGCCGCGTGGGCCGCGACCAGCGCCTGGTCGGCGACGTCGAAGGCATCAGCACCGCGTGCGACCACGGCAAGTCGGACGATCAGCAACCGGTCGACCAGGTGGTTGGCGTGGGCAGTGATGCTGTCGCCATCGACGAACAGCAGCAGCGCCGGACTGGCCTCGCGGGTCACCGGCACGGCAGGCATGCGCTGCACCGGCGTCGGGGCAATCGCAGATGCCAGGCGCGTGACGATCTCCCGCAAGACGCGCTCGCGGACGGAGTTCATGGGGCTTTCCTCAGAGTTGGGTGAGCGAGGCGCGACGCTCGGTACCGTCGCCGATGGCACGCACGTCGCGCACCTGAAAGGTGTTGCCTGCCACCTCGACCGTGTCCCCGACTGCCAGCGTCAGCCAGGACGCCGGGTAGTCGATCTGGTAGTCCCGCGACAGTGCAAAACCATCCAGCACGGTTTCGTCTGGGGCACGGAAGGCGCATTGCACGGTGGTGCCCGCCACCGTGACGGCGGTCAGCAGTCCGGCATTGCGGGCCGCTTCGTACAGCGTCGCGACATCCATCAGGCTGCAACGAGCTTGATCAGCACGCCTGGGCGGTGGCACATCGGCAGCGGGTTCGACTGCGTGTGCAGATCGGTGCCCCGGTCGAACTTGCGCGGCTCCTGCTTGGCATACAACGGCTGGCCGATGGTGTTCACGGTCTCGTTGAAGTCCGCAGGCGCGAAGTACGTGGCGAAGGTATCCACCGTGCCGACCGGGAAGGCATGGGCTTCCCCTGCGGCAATGAAGCGGCGCGACCCTAGCGTGCCGTCGGCCTGCACAAAGGAAGCCTGGCCACGGTATTCCTCGAAGGTGATGCCGCTGTAGCTGAAGCCCGAGCGCATGTCGTTGATCAGCACCGCGCCCTGCTGCCAGTTCTGGTAGGCGGTCTTGACCTCCTTGTGGGTGGTCAGCGCCCGGAAGAACTCGGTCGAGCACAACACATGCACGCCGGTCGAGAACTCGCCGGTGAGCCCATCTTCCATGAGCCCCAGCAACTCGAGGCAGGCAGTCTTGATTTGTCCGTTGTCGGCTGCCGTCGAAAACTCAAACGATACCGATTGCGCGGTGATGTCGAACTCGTCGAACAGATCGACGAGTTCACTGCCATCGGCGTCGAGGATCTTGCCCTTGAGCGCACCCATGCGCAGATGCTCCAGGGTGATCGCGTGCTTGTTGCGCATGGTCTCCAGATGGCGGGCCATGACACCACCGATGGCTTCCATCTCGGTTTCGGAACCGAAGGCGCGCAGGCCTTGCACTTCCTCGGGCAGCACCACGTCGTCGTGGGGGATGTGCGGGATCACGAAGGATCGCAGATTGCGCTTGCCACGTTCACCCACCGTGCCGGGCGAACCGGGCGCGCGGGTGGGCAGCAGATTCAGACGACCGGCGTACTCCTCGACGATGATCTGCCGGGTGCGCACCGGCTTGGCCGGGAACAGGTTGAGTTGCTCCAGCCGCCCATAGCGGTTGGGCAGGAGGTTGATGGCGGCCGTCAGGCTGGCCATCGAGAAGCCGGGGTTTTCAAAAGGGTTCTGCATTTGGGATCTCCAGAAATGACGAAACCCGCCAGCGGCGGGTTTTGGGGGGAGTGAAACGGAGCGTTGAAGTGGGTCAGGCGCTATCGCGGACCAGGACTCCACGTTCTGCGAGTTGCTTGATGGCAGCCGCTTTGTGCGCCGTGCTGATGCCAGTCGGCCAGACCAATGCGCCGCGCGCGAGGATGGCGTGGCGGGCGATCAGGATCGCGTCCTCACGGTCGATCAGCGTCGCATCGACGTCATTGCCGAGCACGCCAACGGCGGTTTCCGTGCCGTCCGTGGCGCTCGGATCGAGGGCCTTCAGCTTGGCGGTAGCCGTTTCGCGGCCCACCACGGTACCCAGCGACAGGTTCTGCGCGGCCGCGACGGTGTCCTGGTCACGCGAGTAGAGATTCGGCGCTTCGTACTTCAGCAGGTCGCCGAGATTCTTGGGTTGAGAGACAGTGGGCATGGCTTATTCCTTGGCGGTGAGTTTCTTGACGGCAGCGACCACCGGACTGTTTTCCGGGTGCTGGCTGGTTCCTGCATCGGCGCTGATGCGCGAGGCGATTTCGGGTTGGTCGGCACGGGCGTCCAGCAAGGCGCGGCGCACCTGAGCTTCCGAGAAGCCTGCTGCGAGGAATTCCGCCGTGCGTTGGGACTGGCCCGCGATCAGGCACATCTCCGCAATGGCCTGAGCTTGGCCGCGCCCGCTGGCGAAGGACTGCACCAGTGCTGCTTGGGCAGCAGGCGTCGGTTGCGGATCGCTGTCAGTCTGCGGCTGGTCGCCCTGCGGGGCGGTGTCGGCCGGATCGCTCGGGTTATCGTGGTCGTCTTTGGGGTCGGTCATGGTGTTCTCCAGGGTGAAAGGTTTGCTTCGGGGCGGGTTTGAGATGGCTTGCGTGGACAGGCTTCGCGGCGAGGCGCGGGCCACGCCGGGCTGCGCCAACCGCTGCTTGGCCGCCAACGCGTCGGTGAACTCGGTCATCACCGCATCAAACGGCATCACGGCGTCGGCGAGGCCAACTGCCACCGCCTGCTCGCCGTAGAACAGCCCCGCCTCGGTAGCGCGCACGGCATCCGGGTCGAGGCCGCGCATCTGTCCGACCTGATTCACGAAGATGTCGTAGAGGCGATCCACCTCGGTCTGCAACGCGGTGGTGGCCTGGGGGGTGAGTGGCTCGTGCGGGGAGAAATCGTTCTTGTGGCTACCCGCGAAGACTGCGGTGTAGTTCAGGCCGTCTTTGACGTCCTTCACCGACTGGTCGACGTGCAGTGCGATCACGCCAATCGACCCGACACCAGCGGTCTGCGACAGCGTCAGGCGCTGGCAGGCAGCCGCGATGGCAAAAGCCGCCGAGTACGCGGCATCGTTGGCGTGCGCCCAGATCGGCTTGATGGTGCTGGCAGCGCGGATGCGCTCGGCCAACTCGAACACACCCGATGCCTCGCCGCCGGGCGAATCCAGATCGAGCAGGATGCCCGCCACCTGAGGATCTGCCAGCGCGGCGTCCAGTCGGGCTTCGATCTCGCCGTAAGACATAAGACCGGAGGCGGCTTCGATACCCATCGAACGTCTGACCAGCGTGCCGACCACAGGGATGACGGCAATGCCCGCCTGACCCGATGTGGCGCTTTGGCGCGGCATGGGCAGCGGCATCGCCATGTCCAGATCGGGCAAGCCGATGCGGGAACCCAACACGGAGAGGATCACGTCGAGTTTGGGACGCGCAATGAGGAGCGGCGTCCCGTAGAGGCGGGACGCCAGATGAACGAGTTGCATGTCAGTTGTCCTGTTGGTCTTGCGGCACGGCCACCGTGGCGGCCGCATTCATGGGAGCGCCCAATGCCGATGGTTGGGGCGCTTTGTCGTGACGCGGGTCGGAGTCGAAAACCAGACCGAGTTCGTCCGCCCGCTGGTTGTCGGCGGCGATCTCGCGGTCGATGTCCTCGGCGTCGTAGCCGAAGGCCGAGATGGCTTCCGATCGAGACAGCAGCCCGGCGCGAATGGCGGTCAGCATCGCGTCGAATTCCTTCTTGGGATCGACCCACTGCCAGCCCTGTGGAATCCACTTGGCGGCGAAGTAGTCGCGTCTCTTTTCGGTGAACTGCGGCAGTGTCAGAGCACCCTCCAGTGCGGCCTGCTCCATCCAGGCACGCCAGATCGGACGGCACAGCTGGTGGACGATCACGCCGTGCTGGATGGCCTCACAGCGGCGGCGAAACTCCAGCAGCCCGGCCCGGATCGACGAGTAGTTCACTTGCGTCAGGTCGCCGGTCAGCATCTCGTAGGTGATGCCCATCGCCGCTGCCACCGCCCGAAACTGCATGCGCAGGAACTCGGCGTAGCTCGCACCAACGTCGGCGGGCTGGCTGAACTTCACGTCCTCGCCGGGCTCCAGGATCTGCATCGTGCCCGGTTCGAGTCCAGCCATCGCCGAGCCATTGGCATCCGGCAACCCTTCGCCCATCAGGTTGTCCTCGGGCGACAGACGCGTGATGAAACCCGCGAACATCGCTGCGGTTTTCTTGCGCACGAGCTCGGCGTCGTCGTATTGGTCGAGTTCGTTGAGCTTGACCAGCGCCCGGGCGAGCCACGGCTCACCCCGGATCTGTCCCGGCCGCAGTGGGCGAAACATGTGGATGATTTCGCTGGCCGGTACACGCACTGTGTCGAGACCGCCCACCACGCCACCGGTGCCTGACATCGGGGCCAGTGAGCCATCACCCGGATGCGAGCGATACAGGTGGTAAGCCACCCGCCGTCCGAGCTTGTCGAACTCGATACCCGCACGGATGACGTTTCCAGAAACCAACTCCTGATTCAGCGTGGCTGGCAGGTGTTCGGGTTCGAGCAACTGCAATTGCAGGCACACTGGCAGGCCATCCTCCGGGCGGCGATAGCGCAGCCGCACCAGACATTCCCCACCTTCGAGCATGGCACGACAGGCCAAGGACTGCAGTCCGTAGAAATCGGTCAGTCCGGCGGCATCGGCCTCCTCGCACCAGTCCCACCACAGGCTGTGGATCGCTTCGCGCAGGGGCTGATCGGCCAGCATGCTCTGCGGCTTGATGCCGGTGCCGATGGCGTTCGAGACAAAGGCTTCGACGCCTGCCGCTGCCCAGGCATTGCGGCGTACCAAATCGCGGCTCTTGGCGCGGAGTTCATTTTGGGTGAATGCCAGCGCTGCGACCGCACCGGGATTGCCGACCTGCCACGCCAACGCGCGGCGGCCACCACCGATGCCGTCATAGAACGGCGTGCCGCCAAGCAGGCTCATGCCGACGCGTCTGCGCATTCGGTCTAACCATTGCATGCTCAAAACCCCTTGCCGGTGGTGACACGGATCTGCCGTGGAGCGCCCGGCCACAGTCCGGTGTCCACGGCCTGCTCGAAGAGGTCACGTTTGACCGCCGCGATGGCGGCCTGGAGTTCATCGACGCTGCGGTATTCGACGGTCTTGTCGCCGAAAGTCACGCGCTTTTCGCCCTTGACCAGCGCGGCTTCCAGTGCGTCGAGGTGTGCTTGTGTGTAGGCCATCAGCGGAACACCGTGAGGTTGATTTCTGAGGAGTCGTCGAACGATGCGGACGTGGTGGCGCAACTGATGTCGACGAACTGGGCGGTCTTCTGGTCTGTGCTGGATCGCACGATGGCGATGCGCTGCGTGCCGCTGTTGGTGCTGCTGCGGGCAAGCGCCGTCCAGCAGTAGTTGGAATCCGGCATGGCAGTGGCGAAGGTCACCCGGTAGCGGCCAGCCGCCGTCCGGGTCACGCTGGCCACGTTGTGCGATGCACGTACGACGACCTGCGTGCCGACATAGCCGAAACACACCCATGCCCGGGCCACGCCGGGGTGGGTGGCGTCGATCTTGGTCTTGACCTCGAGTCCCACACGACTGGCCAACGCACTGATGCGCGATGCGAGGCTCATCAGACCAGCGCACCCACAAAGACCGCGACGAAGTCAGTGTCGGTGTTGCCGACGTCACTGGCCGCGACGGCACCGATGTTGCTGCGTGCCTGAAGTTGCTCGGCCACGGTCAGCGACTGCGCCGCATCGAAGCGCACACGGTTGTTGACGGCGGCGAGCAGCGCATCCAGACCGCTGGTGCCGTTCTGCAGCAGTTGCTGGATTTCCACCAGCGTGTCGTAGGCGGCATCGGCACCGCCCAAGATCTCGGTCTTGAGCGCATCGAGCAGCGAGACGATCTTGGTGGACGAGTACGTGCTCGTGGCCGCGACGTGCGCATCGTCGATCACCGCCGAGGACACCACGGCGGCTTTCAGTTCGTTGATGGCCGCGACCAGATTCGACTTGTCGGTGGTGGTGAGGTTGGCCAGGTTGCCTGCCTTGGCACGGACGTCGTTGAACTCCTGCGCGACGCGAATGACCAGGCTTTCGATACGGGTAGCAAGACTCATGTTTTCTCCTTTGGGTGTCAGGACAGCCAGCGGCTTTTGATCACGCGCCGACCGGTGTTGCGGTTGCCAGAAACAGCGAGGCCACCGCGTTGGGTGGCCTCGTTGATCGATTCGGTAGGTGTTTCAAGGGCTGGCGGACTGGCCAGCCCCAGTTGTCGCTCCAGTTCCCGCCAGTGACGTTCCTCGAAGCGATCCAGTCCCGCCGCCGATGCAGCCGCGCGGGCGTAGACGTAGCAGTCGAGCGCCTCATTGCGCTCACGCATCTTTTGCCACTCACGCACCGGGAAGCCGTTGCGGTCGCGGCGGGTGATCAGTTGTTCCGCGCAGAGTTGCTGGATGAACTCAGCATCGATCTTGGGCAGATGGACGAACCCGGCAGGGAACACCGTGGTCAATCCGTCCTCGCCAACATCTGCGCTCTTGCGCAGGTTGTTGTAGAACTCGAGCTTGGCGATGCTGACCGCCACCGTGTACACCTTGATGCCCCGGCGCAGCTTCTTGCCACCCTGCGAGACATCGATGGCGGTCGGCGTGCCGATCAAGGCTGCACCGCGAGGCACCCCCTTGACCGCCATCACACGCGAATCGCGGCAAGCCCGCACAAAGGCGTAGGCCTCCTGCGTTGCAAACCCGGTATCCAATGCAAAACGCACCAGCGGCATCGCCGCGCCGGAGGCGTGTGTCCAGGTTTCGGCCAGCATTTCAGCGAGGCGCCTCCACACCGTGTCGCGGGCGGTGTCGCCCATCAGCACGCGGTGCTCAACCAGCCAGGACTCTTTGCCGCGCCCAAAGGCCCAGACCGACGCCTCGATGCGATCTTTCTGCACGTCGGCCGCGCCGACCAAGAGCAGACCACCTTGCGGCACCGTACCGACGCGGTAGTCCTCGCGGCGTTCGACCAGTCGTTGCCAGTCCGGCGCTTCGCCTTCCTCGACCCAGGTTTCGCCTAGCTCGGTGTTCTTGAAGGTCTTGATGGCGGCGGCCGATCCCGCCTCTTTACTGACGGCGGCTTCCCACGCAGCGGCGATCTCGCGCCAAGCACGCCAGCCCACCGGGCTGTACAGCGATGACAAGTGAAAACCCGCTGTCTTGCCTGCGCCATCCGTGATCATCGCGCGCCACTCGCCGTGCTCCAGCATCCACGTCTTGTGGTGCTCGGCAATGGCGGTGTCACATGACTCGCAGATGTAGGCGGCGGTCTCCGGTTGCCCTTTGTCCCAACGCAGCTGCTCGAAACGCAGCCACTGACGGTGGGAGCAATGCGGACACGGCACAAAGTAGCGACGTTGGTCACTGGCCTCGTACTCGCGCTCGATAGCCGATGCCCCTGAGATCGTCGGCGTCGAGACGATGAAGATCTTGCGCCGCGCGAAGGTGCGTGTACGGGCTTCGGCCAGCGAGATCGCATCGCCTTCACCCTCGACGTCCAACGGATAGCCGTCGACCTCGTCGAGGAACAGATACCGCACCGGCATCGAGCGCAGCCCGACCGCGCTGTTAGCCCCGGTCATCACCAGCACGCCACCCCGGAACTCCTTGGCCAGGATGGTGTTGCCGGAATCCCGGCTGCGCGCCGGTGCAATCAGTTCAGCCAGTGCGGACGACTCCTCGATCAGCGGATCGATCCGCTGCTTGGAGTTGCGCTTGGCCATCTCCACTGTCGGCCATACCGCCATCATTGGACCTGGTGCGTGATGGATCACATAGCCGATCCAGTTCGATCCCATCTCGGTCGCGCCGAGTTGGGCGGCCTTCATGAACACCACGCGCTCGACCGGCGAGGTCGGCGACAGGCAGTCCATGATTGCTTTCAGGTACGGCGTGCGGCTGGTACGCCAGCGCCCGGGTTCGGCAGATGCCTTGCTGGAGAGCATCCGATGGCGATCCGACCATTCGGACACGGTGAGCAGCGGGTCGGGCGTCAGTCCTTCGCGCCACGCGCGTTCAATCTCGGCAGCGCCTTCATAGTCCATGTCCATCAATCCACCCTCGGGCGCATCTCGCCCAGTTCCTGCAGGTGCTCACGCACCGCCGCCTCCAAGGCGATGTGCATCGTGTGGGGATCGACGCCGAGCTTGGCTGCCATTTGTGCCGAGATGCGTGTGGGCCAGTTGAGCCACGCATCGCGTTCGGAGCGCGCCAGCTTAAAAACATGGGCGATGGCCTGTGGCCGATCCACCAGCTCGCCCTTGAGACGGGCCAGACGCACCTTGTTGGTTTGCGCCTTGACCACTTCGTTGACCGTCCGCGCTTGCAGCAAGGACGTTCCACCTACTGGTAATGCTGCTTGTCCATCTCCTGTAGGTCCGCTGGACTCCGGGACGGCGACCTTGACCGCGCGGGTGGCCGTGCCATTGCGCGGCGCATCGGAATTACGCGCCCACTCGCGGTCGACGCGCTCGGCATCAATCGTTCCGTCTGCCTCCGGCGTGATCCGCCCAGCAGCGATGGCCTTGCGCACCGCTGCATCGGACACCCCTCGGTGGCGTGCGTAGGCACGAATCGAAATACCCATATTTCCCCTTCGGGGCACCTTCAATCATTTGTTCGTCATTCCTGCGGATTGAGCTTGGCTTCCATCTGGAACAGCGCGTTCATACGTTCGTCATCAACACCCTGAAAGGACACGGACATGAGCAAGCTCGAACAACTCCTGACCCAGATCGCGCAAAACAAGCTAGGCATCGAAACCCTGGAAACCCGCCGCTCGGACAGCCTCGATTTCCACGATGTAGCGGTCTGGTGCCTACGCGATGCGCTTGAAGCCGCCTTCAACGCGGGTCTTGAGCAGGGGCGCAATGCCAACCCGTCAGACAAGGCCAACACCTGATTGCGAAGCGAAGAAGCCAAGCAGAAAGCGCTTGGCTTCACTTGAGAACAGCGCGTTCATCACATCACCGTCCACCACATCGAAGGAGCAAAACATGACCACCACCCAACTGACCCCTGCCCAGCACGCGATCCTGGTCCACGCGGTTGAACACACCAGCGGCAAGATCGACTGGTTTCCCGACAACATCAAAGGCGGCGCACGCAAGAAGGTGCTCGAAGGACTTTTCAACCGCGCACTGATTACCTCCGACGGCATCGACTGGTTTGTCGCTGCGGAGGGCTACGACGCCCTGGGCATTCCGCGCCCCGGATTGAACAAGAAGCGCGTCGGTCAATTCGAAGCCAATCTCGACCGGATCATCGCCAATGCTGAAGGCGCGCCTGCTGCCGCGAGCGATCCCGAGCTGGAAGCCTTTGTTACCGCCGCCGAAGCCACGTGGGTCAAGCCGCGCACCCGCGAGAACAGCAAGCAAGCCGAAGTGATCCGGATGCTGCAACGCCCCGAGGGCGCAACCATCGGCCAGATCTGCACCGCCACCGGTTGGCAGGCGCACACGGTGCGCGGCACCTTCGCCGGAGCCTTCAAGAAAAAGCTCGGCCTGACCATCGTCTCGGACAAGCCGCAGGGTGGCGAGCGGATCTACCGCATCGCCTGAAAACGAGCACAGCGAGTTTCGGCGAAGCCAAAAAGATGGCGAGAGGAGCCATGAATAGCTTGGCTTCTCTCCCCACCAGCGCGTTCATACAGATGTCGTGATTGACGACGCCATACCAGGAAAACCGCCATGAGCACCATGACCATCACCATCGAACGCACCCCACGCACCCTGCAGTTCGCAGGCCAAAGCCTCCAGGTCGAAGAGTTGAGTATCCGCCTGCCGTTTGCACGCAAACCTGCCGATCTCGGCGAACTGGGCGGTCGCGACCAGCACAAGGTCTACGTCATCGAGACCAAGGAGCTCACCCCTGCCGAATTCGACGCCTTTGGGCGCAGCCTGCTGGTGTCACGCGACTGGCTACGTGGCAAGGGTGGCGGCACTGGCGACGGCTACCTCTGCGTCGAGGTCACTGCTCCCGGACGCCCTTACCTCTACGTCAATCCCGAGGGCGGTGATTACGCCCGCTACGTAGCCCGTCTCGGGTGATCGAAATTGATCGAGAAAGAAGCCAGGAACAGCTTGGCTTCTCAATCGAACAGCGCGTTACTACAGGTGTCGCAACGATCAACCCGGAGAAGACACCATGACCACCAACCAGATACCCGCCACCCAAAACGAAGCCTGGGGTTTTTGGGGCACGATGACCGAACACGCCAGCGCTGCATGGCCCTTGGCCATGAACGCCATTTCGGACGCCACCCACCAGCCCCCCGAATCGGTGCGGACCTTCCTCGACAGCCGCCACGGACGCCACTTTGCAGACGACGTCCAGAACGGTTTGTACCAAGGCCAAGCCTTGCAGGATGCGATAAACGCCGCCACCGAACGTTGGATGGGCTGGACGGTTGGCCGCCAGACCAGCAAGCAGTACGGCATCCCACGCGGCCTGCCTTACCTGACAGGCTTTGTGATCCACTGCGAAATCTGCGAAGAGATGGCTGCCTGATGAAAACACCCGCCAACGAACGGGAGCAGGCGCTGCGTTGGCTGATTGCCAACCGGCGTCCAGACATCTCCATCGAGCAGGCTGTGCGCGTCATGTGCATGGCACTGCCGCGCGATCTCACCACCATGCAAATCCTGCGGCGCATCGCCGAGGAAGAAGATACCAAGCAGCCCGGCCAGCCATTCAACTGGCGCACAATTCCTGGTCTGCCGCCTCGCGGATAGCCGTCTGGCCGGTGAAGTCCTCCCACCGGCGCACGATCACATCCGCGTACTTCGGATCGAGTTCGATCAGCCGCGCGACGCGCCCCGACTTTTCGGCCGCAATCAACGTTGTGCCAGAACCACCAAACGGATCGAGCACCACGTTACCCGGGCGGCTCGAATTGCGGATGGCTCGCTCGACCAGCTCCACCGGCTTCATCGTCGGATGCAGATCGTTCTTCTGCGGCTTTTTGATAGCCCACACATCGCCCTGATCGCGGTCACCACACCAGTGGCGTTGTGCACCCTCAGGCCATCCGTACAAGATCGGTTCGTACTGGCGCTGGTAGTCGGCACGGCCCAGCGTGAAGGTGTTCTTGGCCCAGATGATGAAAGTCGACCACTTGCCACCGGCGGCGCGAAAGGCGGCCTGCAGCACATCCAGCTCGCTGGATGACATCGCCACATAGATGCCGCCCCGGCAGTTCGCCACGGTGGGCGTCAATGCTGCCAACAGGAAGTCGTAGAAGCCATCGCCCAAGTTGTCGTTGAGGATCGCGCGATCCTTGCCGCGCATCTTGTCCTTGGCGCTGTTGGCGTAGTTCACGTTGTACGGCGGGTCGGTGAAGACCATGTCTGCCACGTCGCCCTGCATCAGCCGGGCATAGCTCTCTGCCACGGTCGAGTCGCCGCACAGCAGGCGGTGATGGCCCATGATCCAGACATCGCCCGGGCGCGAGATGGGTGTCTCGCCAACCTCCGGTACCGCGTCCTCATCGGTCTGGCCCTCATTGTCCGGCTCGTCGCCCGCGATCAGTTCGGCCAGCGCGTCGGCGTCGAAGCCGGTGATGTCCAGATCGAAACCTTCCAACTGCAAGGCCTCCAGCTCGATGCGCAACATAGCGTCATCCCAGCCAGCGTTCTCCGCGATGCGGTTGTCTGCGATGACCAAGGCGCGGCGCTGGGTCGGGCTCAGGTGATCAAGGACGACCACGGGCACGATCTCAAGCCCAAGTTTCTGCGCAGCGGCCAAGCGTCCATGCCCAGCGACGATGATGCCGTCACTGCCTGCAAGGATCGGATTGGTGAAGCCAAACTCGGCAATCGATGCGGCGATCTGCGCCACCTGATCATCCGAGTGCGTCCGCGCATTGCGGGCATAGGGCAGCAGTTTGGCTGTCGGCCACTGCTCAATCTTGTCTGCCAACCAGGACGCGCTCATTGTTCTACCTCCGTGGTCGCCAGCCGTTCTGTGGCCACGTCGTCGAAGGACTGGCCCGATTTGATTCCACAGCCTGCGATGAGCGTGACCGGCACGCCGGGGTGGTTTTGCTGAAAACGCTTGATAGCCACGTCCACGTACTCCGGCGCAACTTCCACACTGCGGCAGATCCGGCCAGTGCGCTGCGCGGCCAGCATCGTCGTGCCACTGCCGCCGAAGGGCTCGAACACGACGTCACCCGAATCGGTGTAAGCCTCGATGGCAAACTCAGGCAATGCGACCGGGAACACGGCCGGGTGATCAATGTCCTGCCCGATCTTGCCCTTGTGACGCATCACGCGAATCACCGAATCGGGGATGCGGGTGTCCTGCGTCGGCAGACCCTTGTGCGTCCAGCCGCCGACCTCGCCATCCTTACCGCGCATCGCCATGGACGACCCGTCAGCGCGCAGGTGCGATTCCTGGCCTGCATGCTTGCAAGGAACAATCTTATTGGGTTTGCGGGTGCTGCGATTGAAGTGAAAAACAAACTCGAAGCTGGGAGCCAATCGGCCCTGCCAGTCGCCGGGCATGCCTGGCCCCTGATCCCAGACGTACCACGCGAAGCGCCGCCACCCCTGCTGACGCATCCAGGACAGCCAGCCGTCCCAATAGGGGATGACTTCGTTGTCGCGGTGGATCAGCCCAAGATTGACCAGCACCTGTCCGTCGTCCGTCATCGGCAGATGTGCGAACACACCGCGCATCAGGGCATCCCAATCGGCAATGCCGCCGGAGGTGTAGTCGCGCTGGTTGCCATACGGCGGCGAGGTGAAGCAAAGCTGCGCGGTGTCACCCTGCATCAGCGTGGCAACCACGGCTGGGTCGGTGGCGTCGCCACAGATCAACCGGTGCGAGCCGATGGCCCAGACATCTCCCTCGCGCGACACCGCCACCACTGGCGTGTCAGGTACGTCATCAGTCGTATCAGGTTCATCGGCGTTTGCACCATCCTGCGCCGCTGGTTCACCTTCAGTCGACGTGGCATCTGCCAGCAGCGCATCGATCTCGATGTTCTCGAAGCCGGTCAGCGCCAGTTCGAAACCCGCTTCGGAAAGCTCCGCCAGTTCGAGCGCCAACATCTCCTCATCCCAGCCAGCGTCAAGCGCCAGCCGGTTGTCGGCGATGACCAAGGCGCGCTTTTGTGCGGTGGTGAGATGGGCCAGCTCGATCACCGGCACCTGATCCAGCCCCAGCTTGCGTGCGGCAGCCAAACGACCGTGGCCCGCGATGATGCCGTTGTCGCCGTCGACCAGGACCGGATTCGTCCAGCCGTATTCGACGATGCTGGCGGCGATCTTGGCGATTTGCGCATCGGAATGAGTGCGCGGATTGCGGGCGTAGGGAATCAGCGCCTCGACCTTGCGGTACTCGACGTTGAGCGTATTCAAAGATGGTGTCCTGAAAATAGAAAACCCGCCGACGAAGCCGTGGGCGGGTTTGTGGGTTAGTGCGAACTGACGGGTGCGAACCGCGAACCGTGCGAACCTTGGTTCGCACCCTGACGCTAAAAAAGCGCCGCGCTCGCGCCCCCCGCATGGCGGTTTGGGAAGGAAGGACCCCTTTTGCCTCGGGCCGCTCGCCGCGCCGTCACCGCTGTCCAGAAGATAGCTGAAATACTACCGCCGGATCGGCGAATCTGTTGCAGGGTCAAAAACCGCTCACTGCCGCCGATGCCCGCGCATTGCCGACCACCCGCGCCAAATCACGCCAAATCACTACGCCGTGACGACGCCATTGAGCTGGTCGGCGACCGTCTGCAAGGCGCGCTGCCAGCGCCGCCATGCCGTCGTCCGGTCGCAGGCGAAGCGGATGGTGATGTCGCGCCAGCCGTAGCGCTTGGCCCGCATCCACACGAGGTGGCGCTGCTCGACCTCCAGCCACTGCACCCACTTCATCGTCTCCAGCATCCGGTCGATGGCGTCCGGCGTCGGAGGGAGCGGTCGATAGACATGCTCATCGGCCGCGAAGGCTTCCCACTCCTTGCGCACGATGATCGGCCAGGTGTTGAAGTAGCCCTGCACGCGCACGGGCGGCAGGCGTCGTCCGGTGCTGGCCGCCTCCTCGAAACGCGCGGCCACGTCTTCGATTGTCCAAGCAGCGCGACGGTCAGCCATGGCGTGCGCCTCCCTGTCCGTAGAGACGTTCGCCGATGCGCCGGACGAACTCGCGCTCGATGAAGTCCAAGCGTTCGTCGGCGGCGTTGACGACGAGGATGTGCTGGTCGCGCCAGCCACGTTGCTTCATCGCTTCGAGGTCGGTGGTCTCGGGCTGGAGGCGGCCCAAGGGGCAGCGATAGGGGGGCGTCGGAATCTTCATCTCACGCCTCCTGTTCGAGATCGTGCTGTGCGATGGCCCAATGCAGCAGCGCCAGCGCGTCGGCTTCGTTGTCGTCGCTGGGCGTGTGGCCGCGTGCGCGGACGGATGCAATCACCTCGTCCTTGCCCGCGTTGCCCTTGCCGGTGGCGTGCTTCTTGATCGTGCCGACCGGTACGCCCTGGTAGGGAATCTGGTGGTGCTCGCACCACGCGGTGAGCGTGGCGAGGAAACCGCCGTAGGCGTGCGCCGCGTCGGTCGAGACGTGGCGGCGCACCTCCTCGAAGTGCAGTGCGTCGATGCCGTCGGCCACGGTCTTCAGTTCCGTGAGCCAACGCTTGAAGCGCAGGAAGCGCATGCCGCCGCCTTCGAAGCGTTGCGGGCGGAAGCTCTCGCTGCCGCTGGTGATGCTGCCGTCGCTGCCGCGCAGCGCCCAGCCGGTGGTGGTGCCCAAGTCGAGGGCGAGGATGGTCGTGGTCATGGTTGCAGTCCTTGTTTCGGTTCGGACTGACGCATCCGGCGCAGCACAACGAAACTTTCCATGAGGCGTGCGCGCGCACGCGCGCGTAAGAGACTTACGTTGTGATGCGTCAAAAGCGTCAGTCGGGTGTGTCGGCATGGCGGTCAGTCGTCGGCGTATGGGGTGTAGGCGGGCTTGGGCGGGTGCTTGAGGCCAATGCCACGGAAGCCGCGAACGCCCGCCGTGTTGCGCCATTTCTCGACGCCACGGGTGATGAGCAGATCGGAGAAACGGCGCTGCGAGCCGATGAACTCGCCAGCGGAATCGGCCCATTGCTTCCAGTCGCCGAACAGTTCGGCGGTCAGCGACTTCGCGTTGGCCTCGCGCACGCAGCGTTCGTCGAGCCAGCGGCCCAGCGCGTCCTCGGATTCGAAATACTCCTCGGTCGCCGACACCACGCTCGCAGGTGGTTTCAATCCTTCGCGTTGCCACACGAGGCATCCGGCCACTGCCCACGCCAGAATCCCATCGCGCTCGGCGAGCAACTTGTCGGTCAAGTTGCCATCGCGCCGTTCGGGCGGGATCGTCACCGTGAAAGGGATCAGGTGCATCCGCCGCTTCATCGCCTCGTCGATGTTGCGAATGGCGGGCTTGTGGTTGCCGACGATCACTGGCTTGAACTGCGGCGTGTACTCGAAGAAGTCCTGCCGCATGAAGCGCGCGGAGATCTTGTCGCCGCCGGTGATGGCCTTGACCTTCGATTCGTTCAAGCGCCGCCCCTGTTCCGTTTCGATGGCCGTCACGAAGCGTGCGCCGCGAAGTCCGGCCAGATCGGTCGGATGGCGGTCGCCGCGCGTTTCGACGAAGGTGTCCATCGACGCGGTCGAGGCGTAGTCGCCGAGGATGGTGCTGACCACGTTGGCGAACACGCTCTTGCCGTTGGCACCGGTGCCGTAGAGGAAGAACAGTGCGTGGGCGCTGGTCACGCCCGTCAGGCAGTAGCCGACCATCCGTTGCAGGTAGGCTTGCAGCTCGGCATCGCCGCCGGTGATCTCCACCAGGAACTGCCGCCAGATTGGGCAGTCGCCACCCGGCGTGGCCGTGGTGATCTTGGTCATCCGGTCGGCGCGGTCGTGTGGCCGCATCCTGCCGGTCTTGAGATCGACCACGCCACCGGGCGTGTCGAGCAGCCACGGGTCGGCATCCCATTCGGCAGTGGTGGCCGCGTGCCTGCGATCCGCGCGCGCCAGCCGTTCGACGCCGCCGACGGTGCCCGAGCTGGCCAGCTTGGCGGCGATCTTGGGGTTGTCCGCATGGACGGCGGCGTGACGGCAGACGCTGCGGATCAGGTCGGTGGCCGCCAGCGTGTCCTCGGTGCGCCAGCGATGCCCATCCCACACCAGCCAGCGGCCCCACGCGGCAACGTAGCGCCAGTCGCGGTGGTAGCGCCGGGTGAAGGCCAGCGCCAGCGCATCCTCCGTGCCCCAGACCGATTCGTCGGTGCTGACGACCGGCTCGGTGTCGTCGGCGACGTCGTGCATCTGGAGACGCGGGCCATGGGTGAGGAAGGCTGCGACGTCGAAGCCATCGATCACGGCGTCCGCCGCGTCCCAACCGTCCGCCGCTTCCTCGGGCGGATACAGGATATGACAGGTTTTCGCGCCCGCCGACAGGATGGCTTGCGCCGCTTGCGTCGCGTACTCCCAACCCGGTTTGTCGCGGTCGGGCCAGATCAGCACGGCCTTGCCTGCCAGCGGCGACCAGTCGGTCTTCTCGACCGGCGCGTTCGCGCCGTGCATCGCCGTCGTCGCGACGATGCCAGCGTCGATCAGCGCCTGCGCGCATTTCTCGCCCTCGACCAGCACCACCAGCGATGCGCTGGTCATGCCCGGCTGGTTGTAGAGCGGGCGCGGATCGGGCGGAGCCATCTTGCGACGGCGCGCGTCCCACGGACGGAACTCCTTCTTGCGGCCGGGCGGGTCGTAGCGGTAGACGACTGCGATCAGCTTGCCAGAGGCGTCGAGGTAGTCCCACTTCGCGGAGGCCGGGCCGAGGTCGTCGACGGGCGGCGCCGATTTTGATTTGCGCGCCGGTGCCGCCGGAGCACGCCCGAGCAGTTCGGTCGCCGCATCGAGCACGCGCGGAAAGTCGGCGTGGGTGTCGATGCCGAGGTGCGCGGCGATCAGCGTGAAGATGTCGCCGCCGTCACCGGTGGCGCGATCCGTCCACAGGCCTGCCTTGTCGCCGGTGAGCACGATCTCCAGGCTGTCGCCCGGGCTGCCGAGCACGTCGCCGACGAGGAACTTGCCGCCGCGCTTCCTGCCCGCGGGGAACAGCGCGGCCAGCACCGATTCCAGCCGGACGAGCAGTTCGACGCGGATCGCTTCGCGTTCGGCGTCGAGGTCGCGAGGAACAGGCGGTTGCGTGTCGTTGAAATCAAGCATCCGCAGCCTCCTCGCCGGGCGGCTGCTGCGCGACGATCCACGCTTCCAGTTCGTGGGGCTTGAAGCGAACGAGCTTGCCGACGCGGTAGTGCGGGATGCGCCGGGCCTTGCGTTCCTTGGCTTGGGAGAGCCAGTACGACGGCAGGTTGAACATCAGCGCGGCCTGGCGCACGTCGATCAGTTGCTCGCCGAGCAACTGGTTCATCGGAGATTGGCTCATGCCGGTGTCCTCCAGCAGCGGTCTTGCCACGCGCACATGCGGCACTCGAAGTGGGTGGCGTCGTTGAAGCCTCGTGGCAGTAGTTCTCCGGCCTCGGTCGCGGTGATGACCTTGACCGCGCGGTCGGTCATGCGCTGCGCGAGCGCGGCGTCGAAGGGCACCGACTCGACGTAGATCTCCATCGAGTCGGCATTGATCGCGGTGAACAGCGCCGGGTGTTCATGCAGTTGCAGGTGCGCCTGATACAGCGCGACCTGCGCCGCGTACACCGGCTTGGCGACCGCGAGGCCTTTCGCCTCCAGCTCGCGCCACGACTTCGCGCTTAAGGCTTTGTTCTCCCACAGCGCGGGGTAGCGGAAGCCCTCTGGCCCGCCGACGATCACGCCATCGACGTGTCCGCGCAGCCGACCGTGCGCGTCGGAGAAGCCGAACTGCCCACCGTCGGGCTTGCGCGTGCGCAGGTCGAAGCCCGCGTCGCGCAGCCACGCCACCATGCAGTCCTCCATGACGTGACCGCGTTCGAAGATGCGCAGCATCCGGCCGCAGGTTGAGCGCCCGTGATCGACCGGAGCCTTGGCGTACTCGAACTGCAAGGCGCGCTCGCACGCCGCGCCCAGACGCGACGCCCCGAGGTAGTCGCGCGCGGGCTGCTGCGCGCGGACGCGCTGCATGCCGGCATCGACCAGTGCCGTGACTTGGCCCGAGATGCTCGATGAGGAGTTGTAGTCGATCATGGCTTCCTCCCTTTCGGTTCTTCCCAGGGAAGGTCGTCCTCCAGATCAGAGAACGGATTCGCCAGAGGATCGGGTGTCGGGGCCATGCCGCGCACGGGCGGGAACTTGGTTGCCTCGTGGTGCTCGACCATCGCTTCCGTGTAGCAGGTGACGATGGCGTCGATGACGCGCATCGCCTCGGCTTCCGCGTAGTCGCCCAGGGGCTTGCCGAAGCCGATCTCGCCCGCCGCCTCGCCGAAGGCCTTGAGGCATTTGCGCATCGCGGCCAGTTCGACATCAGAGGGATCGATCATGGCGACCTCCCCGATGCCGACGCAGCCTTCCTTCGCGCGCGTCCAGTTGCCGTAGAGCATGTGAAAGGCGTCCTGGCAGCGGCGCGAGCAGAACACCCAGTCGATCACATAGCGGCGCGGATCGGCGGTCTTGAACCGGCCATCGGTGTGGCCGTAGCCGCGCGCGTGTCGTTTGCAGACCCAGCATTTCATCGGCCTCCCTCACTGCGCCCAAGCGGGCTTTCCGGTCACTGGCGCGCGTTGCGGCGCAGGCATGGCGGTGGCGGCGTAGGGCGGCGCGGCTTGCGCCGGAGCGCCCGAGGTGCCGCCACCGCTCTTGGCCTTGGGCGGCACGCCCATGAGCTTGGCGTACTCGGGGTGGTCGGGTTCGACCGCGAGCTTGACGACGTTGCGATCCAGACCCTTGGCGTCCTTCTCGACGTCCACGCGGGCGAGGAACTCGATGCCGTCCAGTTCGTGGAAGCCCTGGATGCGGCGCGCGGCGGCGGCTTGCGGGCTGTTGTCCTGCGGATGGACGTTGCGCGCGCTGTTGAGCACGGCGCGGATGAAGCTGCGTCCCATCTGGCCCCAGGTCGGGCCCTTCTTCGAGTGCAGGCCGATGTTCGACCACATCTTGCGTTTGGCATGCTCGCCGCCGGTGACGACGAACTCGGCGGCGAGGTAGATCGCGCCGGTCTCGAAGGATTCGGTGGCGTAGCCGCCCGTCCAGCCCTGCGCCGGGTCGTCGTGGCCGCCCGGCTTGATGGTCATGCGCACCGGCACCAGCGTGCCCTTGGGGATGAGGTCGAAGCCCTGTTGCTGTTCGGCGTCGTTGAAGTCGTTCCAGTTGCTGGTCATGGCGATTACTCCTGAGATTCGTGGGGTGCGGGAATGGCGGAATGAGCGGCGGCGCTGGCGGGCACGGCTGCGCCCGCGCACTTGGCGATCAGTGCGTTCAAGTCCGGCGGTTCGAGCAGGTCGAGACGACCGCTGCGGTCTTTGGCCGGGTAGCCGTAGGGATTGACGGTGTGGGTGACGAAGGCGCGGTAGGCGCTGCCGTCCTCGGCCTTGATCTCGGCCAGCGTCACGACTTCGTCGACGATGCCGGGCAGTTCGAGGCTGGTCTTGCTGCCCTCGATCTGCGGCACGAACACCTTGCGGTTGTAGTCGTCGAGCCGTTCGTCGAGGATGGCGACGAACACCACGTTCTTGCCGCGCGCGTGTTGCAGGTGGGTCAAGGCGCTGACCATTTCCTGACCGAGCAGGCCGTAGGCACCGCGCATGTCCGGCTTGCCGGTGCGGTCGCTGGTGGCACCCGGTTGCGTCTTGCACCACGCGAAGCACTGGCGCGAGAGCTGCGTAATCGAGTCGAGGAAGAAGGTGTGGTAGCGGTCGAGCTGCGCCGGATCGCCGAACTTCTCGACGACGTGGTCGTAGTGCGCCTGCGAGAACGCGGCGTCCGGTGGCAGCGAGCGATCCGGCCCGGCGAGGAACACGAAGAAGTCGCGCGACTCCGGCCACGAGGCCGGACGGATGGTGTCGCCGGGCCAGTCGGCCACAGCAAGGTCGCCCGCCTCGATGTCGAGGAACAGCGTGGTGGCCGGGTCGAGGTCTTTGAGCCGGGTGGTCTTGCCGATGCCGGACTTACCGAGCATCAGCAGCTTGACGCCCTTGCGCTCGGCCATGCGCTGCTGCGCGGAGATGATCGGGAGGGCCATCACGCCACCTCCTTCAACTCTTCGGCGACGGCGGGATTCCAGAGAATCTGGTAGCCGCTGTGGCCGTTGCGCGAGTACGGCATGGCCTCGGCCCACGCTTCACCGGCATCGGTCAGTTCCCATTCATCGCGGTCATTGCGGAACTGGAAGCCGTGTGATGCCAGCAACTGGTTCGTGGCCTTGGCCGAGCGGTTCAGCAGCTTGCCGAGCTGGGTGGCGTTGAGCGAGCAGATCGGCTCGTTGGCAGCGGGCAACGCGCGGCGCAGGGTTTCGACGGCGAGGCCCGTGTTCTCGTGAATGCACGTCAGCGTCGCCGCCATCGCAATGCCGGTCTTGACGCCCGGCACCTTGGCCACGGCCTCGCCGATCAGCAGGATCGCGCTCACGCGGTCGTGGGTCGGCGCGGGCAAAGCCGCCAGCGCACCGGGGGCGGAGTACGCGCCGGTCTTGCGGATCGCGGGCAGCACCTCGCCGGTCACCCAACGCTTGAAACGCTTGGCGGCGTCCTTGGTGCTGCCGAGGATCAGGGCGTAGAGGCCTGATTCGTTGACGTGGTTGGCGCGCTGCGTGCGCCCGAGGTTGTCGATGATCTCCAATTTCTGGAGATCATCGGCATCGACATGCGACTTGATCGCCTGAGACGGGTTGCCCATCTCCAATGCGTCGCAGACGTCGCTGGCGTTGAACCACGGCAGGCCCGCGTCGTCGACCTGCACGCGCACGGCGTGCGCCTCGAACTGGAAGGGAATGATCGCGCTCATGATCAGCACACCCACGAAACGTCGGCAATGCGGTCGGCCCCACGTGCGGCGCGCTTGCGCACCTCGGTGTGGAGTTCCTCCAGCGCGGTGCGGCGACGACTGAGCGCCAGAGATTCCGCGTTAGTCGTCTGGATGGCGAAGGCCAGTTCGTCCACCGTGGCGGCGTCGAGCGCCACGACGACATCGTGGCCGTCGGCGCCGCGATAGCGGATTTCGTTGGGAAGGTGTTCGCCGTAGATGGACGGCAGCTGCTTGCGCAGCGAAGCGATGAGACTGGTGCTCATGATCAGTGCTCCGAATCGAGGGAAAGGGTGAAGGACGGCTTGCCGGAATCCACGGTGCGAGCGGCGGCGAACTGCTGCTGGAGCGCCGGAGGCCAGTTCGTGAAGCGGGACTCGGAGACGGACAACTTGATGTCGAGGTAGCCCTCGACCTTCTCGCCCGAGGCCACGATGCGCTCGGCGATTTCTGCCAGTTGCTTCTGATCCCAACTGACCTTCTTGGGCAGATCGAACTTGATGCGCAGTTGGCCGTCGTCGAGGTGCACGGTGCCGAAGTCGCGGCCCGAATCGCGCAGTGCCGTGCGGGCCTGCTCGCCGTAGGCGGCATCGAGCGCTGCGTCAAACTTGGCGCGCGCCTTCTTCAACCAGTCGAGGGCCTCGTCGAGGTTCTTGTCGATCTCGGCCTTCTGCACGGCGGGCAGCGCCGCCAGTTGGCTGACGGACATCGCGGCGATGTCGGCGGGAAAGAGGGTGATGTCGTTCAT